GTATGTCATCACTAAATTCAAAATAATCCTCGTCTTCCATCCATTTCATTACACCGTCATTGCTTTCGCCATCGTATGTAATTGTTATGTCTGTACCTGCTGTTCCGTCTCCCAATGTAAGAGATGTACCAAGCATTTTTGTAATAGGTCCACCTTCAGCAGCAGTACCATCGTGAGTATGACCTGAACTAGTGGCAAAAGCCGCAAGTAGTTGATCAAACTCATTGTTAGTATCCGATGCTTGTATTACATCACCGTCAGTATATGACGCTTGTCTTGTATACGTTGCTCCCATTAACGTCTAGCTCCTAATTGATATTCCAATTGAAATCCTTTTAATGAATAAGGATCAGTTGAACCTCCATCGTTTACTCTTAATGCTATTGCAAATCCTGAACCTTCTACAGATTGTCTGACTAGTGGCTGTGAAGGACCTCCATAAGTAGGTACACCATATAGAGATACCCCATATATACCCGCTATATCAGTTGAATCTAAAGGGTATGCAGTAGGTCTAGATGAACTTGAACTTTCATAGTCATACCTAACAAAAAGATCAGCATCAATAACTGATTCAGGTTTGTAGTTCACGACTACTCTTTGCATATGCTTTCTTATTCCCGGATCATTCATTGTTAAATCAGGACTACGATACTTTCCGTTTATCGCAGTTCCGTCAAATGTTGACCCTTCTTCTTGCCTATATATGTACCCATCAAAGCCACCGTGTAAAACAAGAACATCACCTATGGATATAAATGTATCTGTGCAAGCAGGTTTAATTCCTTTTAATCTAGCAAACTCGTAGCCTTTTTGCCCACTTTGTTGCCCTTTTAAAACGCATATCAAACCTTCTGTTCTACTTTCTAATGCACCTAACTTACTAAAAAATAAACGGTACTGAGTTTTGTTAGGTATAACAATAGATTCAAATACAGACGCATTGGTTATGTTGTCATCGAATATAGACTGCACGTTAGAACTTATAGTACCTAATTCAACGTCACCAATCTTCGCTGTACCTGCAACTGTACGCAAGCCATCAGGACCTAAGAATATTAAATCACCCGCAAATTCTTGAATAGTCTTACCATTAATGCAACCAATGTCTCTTGTTACAGATGACACTGCAAAATCAGAACTAGAGTTTCCTGTTAATTTAAATATTCTGTTTTCACAAAAAACAAATAAACCATCACGGAAAACTTTAAGTCCTACGATGGTATCATCAACTTTAAAACTACCTGCACCTGAACCGCTAGAAAAGTTATCTTCATCAAATGGTACACTAAATACAACTTCTTGTGGAGTGCTTGACATGCCTGCATAAAAAATGTGTTCTCTAAAAGAGACAGCTATACTTGCACCTGCTATAGAACTTTCACTTACGTCTGTGGCTGCTATAGATGTATTAAATACTACAGGTGCATTTACACCATCTACTAATAATATTTTATCATTGCCATCAAAGTTAAATCTTTCAAAAGAATATTTACCTGCGTTGGTTCTGCCTGTATCTCTAACAGTCCAACTTTCAGATACTACTGTTCTTGAAGAATCGGAACTAGCCAGATGAGTAGCTGCAGTAGTAGAGTTTACTGCTCTTGTTACGCCTGTAAGTGTTGTAGCTGTAATTCCTGTGTAGGTAAACTGTTCGTCATCAATTTGTATTGTGCCACTTGAACTAAAACCTGTAGTCGATGCAACAGTTATAACTCCAGAACCTGTCATAGCTGTACCAGAAGCTATTATATTAGTCGATCCTCTTTTTATAGACGTAGAAGCACTACTCCATATTTTTTCACCTCTAGCCGCTAAAATTTTATTAGCAAAAGTAGTAACCATAAGAACGGATTCATCACTTGAACTAGTATGGGGTACAACTTGTCTTATATGTTTTTGGTAGCCGTTTATTCTTCTATAGCCACCTTCTATATCAGGCTCAAAGTTTTCAAGTTGAATAGCTTGACCGGGTTGCATAATAAATGTTGAACGGTTGGCTACTAGCCCACCTTCACAGATAAATGGAAATGCAGCGGTTTCACTTAGGTCAGCCAACTATACAGCCCTCATGTAATTTTTTCTGTTTATTAATTCTACTCTCATACGTTTAACGCCATCTTCGTATTCCTTAAGAGCGTATTGTGCTGTCTGTACATCTGATCTAAACATATAAGTATAATACTTTGCACGGGCATTTATTACTGATTCAAATCTAGTAGGCACTATTGATGTGTCGCTGTAGGCAGATAGATCAGTGTGTGTTATGTAATAGTCAAAGTTTATTGTTCTGTTACTTGTGTCAGGGATAGGAGTTAAACCCAACTCATCATTATAGGTTGTGTAAACAAATTCTGAATCGGCAAACTTATCTGTGTCGGGTCTAGAATCTCTTTCCCTATATCTTTCACTATATTCTTCGTAAGATAAATACTTAAGGGATATGGGAGTTACATCTTCTACTAGTTGAACTATCTTAATATATGCTGGCTCACCTGCTGATTCTGTAAAACTAACGTAGTGAGTCGTAGCCGTAGCTGTAAAACTTATTTCAGATAACAATACTTCGTTGCCACTTGATATAGTAAGGTCAGTTGATTTTGTTTGTGAACCACCTGAACTAGTACCAACTTCTGCTGTTAACGTAGAACCACTAGTTTGCACTAATATAATATATGATCTTCCAACAATTAAATCACCAACTGCTTGAGTTGCTTCTGCGTTAGTAACTAACATAGTATTACCAAACTTAGAACTTGCAGCAGGAGTACCTGATACAGCAGTCCAATTTGCAATGCTTGCAGAACCATCCACCTCAAAATCACCGTTAGTGATGTAATCTTTAGGCATAAGAAATATGTTGTCGTAGTCTATGTACTTTAAAGTAGAAGCTATTGACGCAAAACTATATAGTTGCTTACCTGCTATTGCATCAACTTTTCCTTCTGCTCTAGTGAAGGGCCAGTTAAGTTCAGCGTTAAGTATATCAGCTATAGATCGGTTAATATAATCTTTTACAGTAGTTTGTACACCTCTAGAACTAGTAAAGTTAGAGCTAGTAAGCTCTACTTCGTTCATATCTCTTAGTACGTTGTTTACTAATGTAAGATAGTTACTTGCCATATGTTATTTGCTTTCGGAAGTTTCTTCGATCTCTTTAGGACTAGCATCCACTATAATTTTATTTAACAATTGTAATTTTTGATTGGCTAAGACCATGTCGGTTAATGCTTTGTCTATCTCGTCTAATGGTCTGTTGTTCGTGTTAATTAATGATGTGGCGTTTTCTAATTGTAGCTTATATTGGAAGGCTAATGCCTGTGCTGCTAGTTGTTTCATAAAAACTCCTTGTTTCCTAAATTATACACATAAATTATACAAATAGCAAGAAGTTTATTTAGATAGTCTCTTAAAAGCTTGTTTAATTTGTTCTATTGTTCTATTACACCCCATACAGACTTTATTCTCGTCTAATTTGCATAAACCTACGCAAGGACTCATTTAGCAATCTCTCTTAGACTTTTCATTACATCGTCTATATTTGGCTTTTTAGAATTAGGATTATGTACACATTTATATTGTTTAGGGCAACCTACAGGGATATCTGTAAATTCCATTTCATATGTTTTATTAGCACCTTCATAGATACAAGCCATCTTTCCCTTGTATACTTTTTGTTTTTTTAATCGGCACGTTACGTACATCGGTTCTTTTATTATGCCTTGATGTATTTTTTGTTGGTATGTATACGCTTTTGCATTTGCTCTACTTGACCAGACACTTACTAATAAAAAGGCAAAACCTCCTATAACTAGGGCTACAAATAACCAAGTTACAGCTTCACCAATCTCTTTTCTTAACTGTTGTTGTTTATATATTGTTTCTTGACGTTCTTTTCTTATCTGACCTTCCATCTGGAGAAGTTCATCATAAGCTCCCGGACCTTGTGTAAGATTCAAAAACATCTTGAGTTCGTACCTTTGCTCCTCAAGTTTCTTCTTGGCTGAGTAAGCTTG